TTCATCCGAATCGTATGTCAGGCTATTCAATAATCGCCTTGTGTCCCATGGCACAATATCGACCGCATGATTTTTTGCTGTGATCGCAACCGCTCGCATGCCTTTTCGCTGTGCCGCAATGAGCGCCTTTTTGACTTCATCGGAATAACTTTTGAATTCTACGCTCATGCCCAGTACCCCAAATCGATCTGCATGTGATGCGATAAATGTTGGACATCGTTCACGGCCAACACCCGAAATACTTTTCCGTCAAACTTGACACGATCGTCATTTTTGATATCCACAATCGGGCAATATAAACGGTATTGAACAACTACGCTTTCCTTGTTGGCTATTCGGGTTTCTTGTCCATTTGTCATTCTCATGACTCCGATCACGTCAAGATGTTTCGTCCATGTTTCCGAAAAACCACCATGCCCGTTGGACGTTCTTTCACAACGCTCAACGACTACCGCATCCTTATAAATCCCGTCTAAAATACCCATATCATCACCCGAACTTGATCTTCTTATATGGCCGCAACAAAGATAATATGTGATCCGGAAAATTCGTTAAATAACTAACGGAATAATCACCCAGTGAATATGATTGTACCCCCGGCGCGATACCCCCGGAAAACGGAACCGCTTGTTCTAAAAACAACTCCAACTCTTCTTCGGTTACATCGTCATTCTGGCAATATCCTTTTGCCCATTCGATTAGCCGGATTCTGCGCTCTTGATCGGTCATATCAGTCACCCTTTAACTTTGCGATGATCTCGGCCTTCTTCGGTCGGCCTTCGATCTCAATTCCGTTATTTTTGCAATAATCCAACAACTCTTTATATGTCAAATCCTCAAAAGCAATGGTCTCATTTTCACCCAATGATTCAACTTCGACCGTTTCTACCGATTCTACCGTTTCTAACGGCTTCGGCTTATCCTCGACCGCAACCGCGATTCTTTTCTTCATCCACCGTTCCGCCGTTGCCTCATCGGTTTCAATCACCATGCCCGCCGAAACAAAACCTAACTTATCTGTATACGTCCTTCTTAAAAACCGAACAATCATTCTTTTTACCTCCAAAATATGATTTGAGGGGCACGGCCGAAACCGCACCCCCACAAACCACACACACACTAGGCAGTCATAACCGCGAACGGATAAACCGCTTGATTTGCGTTCAGGGCGTGTACCGGATTCGGAACAGCCCAGCCAAGACGCATTACGACACGCATGGCCTTAGAATCCTGTTGCATCAGGTTCAGGATAACCTTGCCGTCTGCGTCGGAGAACACGCCTTCTTCGAAAATCTTATACGAGATATCCTGACGGATGCTGTACTTGACATTTCTAGTATCGGCCGCAACCAACGAGAACAGATTCTTGTTGAACGTTCCGTTTTTCACATACGAGATCGGTACGCCGTAGATCGTGTCCGGAGCCTTTTGCAGGCCGGGAACAAAGATCAGGTTTCCATCGCCATCACGCAGGTTACGAAGTTTCGCCTTGAGGTTGACAGGAGCAAGGAAATTATCCGGATCAAACCCGCCGTCTTCGAGGATCGCCATCAGGTTTGAGATGTCAATCGCCAAATCGGCACCGGTTCCCTCTGCTACGGTCTGTCCGCGATTGATTGCTGTCGGCACCGCACCGGACGGCCATGTAACAGGCCTTCCCTGTCCAAAAATCATCGCGTTGTCGATCTTGCCGCCGAATGCCTCAACGATACGAGGCTTGACCTCTTCCCACAGATTGTAAGACGAATCGTCTACAACCGAATCGGGGATCGGGATCATAACAGCAATGGTCTCGGCAACGATGTAGACATTTTCCCACATCATCTGCAGGGTCTTCTTCAGTCCGGGTGCACCTTCCGCAGGGACATATCCCGGATCACCGTTCCCATACGGATAGCCCTTCAGTTCGAGCATCGCCGCGTCGTCGATCTGATAATCAACGCCAACCGTCAAACTGTCGTCAACGGTGTCAGTAGTAAAATCAGCCGTTCCAAGTGTGGACAAGACGGGCATTCTGTAAGTTCTGCTCGACATATCGGGCAGACGGGTAAAAGTCTTGAGTGCGGCCGATGTTTCCGTTACGCCGCTTACGATCTCCTTTGACACCTCTTCCGGGATCAAGGGATATGCGTCATATTCAGTAGTCATGTGTGTGCCGTACTCACCATAGGCACCAGCAATCTTAGTCATAGTCTTTACCTCCTAAACTATCTTCGGCCTCTCAACTGTGCGCGAAGGATGTCGTTCATGTTGGCAGTGCTTGTTCCGGGCGCTCCGCTTGTCGGTGTTTTGCCGGTTAGCCTGGTTCTGATCTCGTCCTCGATCGCATGATCCCAAGCCGCCTTTAACTCATTGATATTTTTAAGCGTTGATTCGGGATTCGCTCCGATTACAAATTCCACAAACTTTACAGGCAATTTCTTTTCTGCCAATACATTAATCGCGTCGAGCTTCATTTCGCGCTTCGCAATTTCCATTTCCTTCGTGGCCAATTCTTCTGACCGTTTCTTTTCTTCTTCTTTTCTTCGTTCTTCAGCCGATAGGCTTGCCAATCGTTCTGCTTCTTGACGCTCATGCTTGATTTTCGCCTCGTACTCTGCGGCCAATTTCTGTTCACGGGTTTTCAATGCTTCCGTGACACGTTTGTCGCTTTCTGATGCAATCTTAGCATCCAGTTCTTTTTGTGTGAGCGTCAATACTGACTCCTTGACCGGTTCCGTGTTCGCTTGTTGACCCTGTACATTCGGTGTGTCCGCCTGTGCAGTTCCGTTACTCGCTTCGTTCGCCATTTTTCAAAACCTCCTCGACTGATTTGATATCTTCCGGTATATCTACCGCTATACCCTTGTCCACGACGATCATCTTGACCGATCGCCCCATTTCGCAAAACCGCATCAACTCAATATTTTCATTTCGGTCTAACGCGCCACTTTTGTCCGGATACGCACCATAATCCAATAACTCTTGTCGATTAAATGCGTACAACCCGGATTGTGTGTATCGGCTTTCGCCTTTTCGGGTCAGCCCGATGAGCTGTCCTGCGTTCTCGATCACCTTGACTGTGTTGTTGTTCCCCACGTCGTGATCGTCTGCACGGTGCATACTTCCAATGACATCATTGTAAAACATTTGTTTCTTTTGTGCAATAGCCAATATATCAACCGGATTAATCAGCGGCTCATCGCCCTGCACATTGATATAAATGTCAAAATCGTGTCGTTTCGCGAACTCCGCCAATCGATCGGTGCCTGTCACGTGTAAACTACTTGTCAACTCCGCTCGAACGCCTGCCTCTTGCGCCCTGTCAACAATTTCTTGATCCGGTGTCAAAACATACACCGGTAATAACGTTTGCTTACACTGATTGACTACGCGGTGTAGCATAATCTCACCGTCAATCACGGCGAACGGCTTGAGTGGGAATCGGCTTGACCCCAATCGGGACGGGATGCAGATTACAGTTTTCAAATTATTACACCTCGCTTTTTTAAGATTTCTGACATTTTAACCTTATCTCCATTGGCTTCAAAATATTCAGCAATGATCGTGCTGTTTCCCGCTGTATCCCGCTTCCGCGCTCGATCCGGATCGACCGGATGCCATAAATGGAACGCTACCCCAGACAATCGCAACGGCGGCTTGTCAATCATGGTTGTGACCGTTTGGATAAACGCCGAATCTTCGGATCCCCAACCAACGAACCTCTCGTCATGTCCGCCGACCAGATCGTAATCCTTGCGCGATATCACATAAATCCCGCCCGGTTGTGTGCCTTTTCTCGACTTCACTTTGCAGCACGCCGAATTTACGCGCGGAAACCGCTGACTTTTTTTCGTTTTCAAAACGGATTCGGTCAAGTCCTGAGTCAAAAACACAATTTCGTCAAACGGAAATGCAATCGAGTGTTTCGCCATGTTCTCGATACATGACAAGACCTTGTTTTTTATCAGGATAATATCAATGTCTGTAATCAATAGGGATCGGCCATGAGAACGACGAACCCCGCGATTGATGCACGCCGACTTATTGAACGTATCCCATCCAGTACCGCTTTCGTCTTTTTCTACGATAATTTCCGCATCCGGAAACATTGCCTTATAGTGCTCAACCGTCCATTTCAAATGCCGATCTCGAATGCCGCCATCCGGACGATACGCTAAAATAATGCTAAACGTCGGAACAATCGTTTGATGTTCAAAATGTTCTGATCCGGTAATTGCATATTGCGGTTCGCGAAACCGCTCAGAATGAACGCCCTCGCTGTTCCACACCGCAGTCATGCGCCGTACTTCACGTAAATCCTCTTTGTTGTATTTCCCGAAAACTGTGTCCGGTCGGAAAAAGTGCCGCGTCAAAACAGAATTGGTATATTTAATGCGCGCCCCCAAATGTGCGAACCCAATCCAAAACGCTACGTCCACATCACCAGAATACTCAATATATGGCGATTGTTGCCATAATGATTTTCGATATGCCGCGTGATCGTTCGTTTTCCCAGCAAAAAAATCATCTAATGTGAGGTCATAATTCCGCACCCCGCTTTTCCGTGGATGCCCCACCCATTCCATATCACCCACAATGATGTCACATTGATCAGATATGCACGATTGAATGTCTCGAATCGCATTCGGCATAATTAAATCATCTATGTTCAGATGCATCACCCATTCGCCAGATGCCGCGCGAACGACTTCATTCCGCGCTTGCCCCATTCCGAGGAACGGAGCATAGATAATTTTGTGCTGAACGCGTCCGCTCAGACACGCCTCTGCCTTGCGAATGGTTTGCGGATCAAACCCATCGCCAAACACCCCGACAATAATCTCGTCAGGTAATGCCTCTGACTCGAAAACAGCATCCAGCCATTGTGATAAAAAACGGTCATACCCGTTCCACAACGATGTCACCAAACTAATCATAGCCCAATCGCCCCCTCTAAATGTGGATCAATCTGGATTCGCTTATCTCTGCGAATCATCGACCGTAAATATTCCTTTTGCGATTCTAAATCGTGCCAACGTGCGTTCACTTCTTTTGCATCTTCTCCGGCTTGCAAATCCCCGTAATTTTCATAGCATCCGGAGGCGTACAAATCAAATCCCGTAACCGTCAAACACTTGACCCCCGCGTTTAATAGATGCGCAATCGCCATGATTCCAGTATTCGGTGATTTGACACGCACTGACCGACAAACAGAATCTTCAAACCGATGATGAATACACGACCACGGAAATTGACCGTCCAATAGCGGCGCCAATTTCAACACCCGATCCGAAGTCGCGCTCTTCCGGATGACAAGCCACTTGATACCGTGTCGCTTCCATGCTAAAATCTCCTCCATGTTCACAACTTCTTTTGCCCGTTGCCCACGATGACTCATGATATGATATAAAACATCTGTTCGGTTTCCGTAGTCTTCTGGAAACGCAATCGGGATCGCGTGATTGACCCGAACCACCAACTCAAAACTATTGATCCAGTCGCCTTTATTTTCATTACGGAGATACCCGGCCGGACCCACAATAATAACGGACTTGCCGCGTACCAGTTCGCTATATTCCGCTTCGCTTCTGCGCCCGTGCGGATACGATAAAAAAGATGGCCGTTCGCGTTTATTGATCATATAGCCTTGCTCCAATCATTAATTTTTCAAACATCGGCAGGTCAAGCGACTGCGCTCCGTCCGTCAATGCCACGTCCGGGTTTTGATGCACCTCGACAATGAGCCCGTCTGCACCGGCGGCCAGCGCACCGAACGCAACCGGCAACACCAACTCGCGCCGGCCTGTCGCGTGTGAAGGATCGGCGATAATCGGCAACTTGCTCAATGCTTTAGCCGCCGCAATACAAGACAGATCAAATGTGTTCCGGGTGTACGGCTCAAACGTCCGTATCCCGCGCTCACAAAGAATTACGTTTTGGTTTCCCTCGTTCAAAATGAAATCCGCGCCCATCAAAAACTCTTCGATTGTTTGACCCATGCCGCGCTTATATAAAACAGGCTTGTCTTGCCTGCCAAACTCTTTTAATAGTTCCGTCGATGTCGCATTTCTGGCGCCTACTTGAAAAACGTCCACATAATCATACAGGATATCCATCTGCTCTGCGCTCATGGCTTCGACCACCATAGGCAACCCTGTTGCCTCACGCGCCCCCCGCAGATACGGAAGCGCTTCTTTGCCAAGTCCACTAAACCGAAACGGACTCGATCGAGGCTTGAACACCCCGCCCCGAATGTGTGTTGCGCCCAGTTTTTTCAATTGAATCGCAAGGTCAATAAACTCCGGACCCTCGATTGAACACGGACCAGCGATGATGATCATTTTGCGCGCCCTCCATATTGGCAGCTTCCATCCCGCCACGCCGCACACTCCTCTTTTAAGCAATCGTGAAAATATCTGGCACGTGTATATCCGGTATCGTTGGCAGTCAGGTGTAACCGCTCAGGCGTTCCATCTGTATTTTCCACATCAATTGCCTGATACCTCGCAGTATGTGGATGTGCCGTTTCAACCGTGTTCCAAATATACGGACATTTCATATCCCTTTATCCTTTCTCCACTCGGAATAGGTCTTATATGCTTGAATTTTTCCATCATATCTACGCTGTGTGCTTTTCTGCGATTGTTTGATGATCTCCTTGAATGTGCATCGACAGTTGATCGACCATTCCGGACCGCCCGCCGGATCGCCCGGATACAACAGCCCGTTTGAAAAACGCTCATCCAGCGGCACGATCTCGCCATCCATCGCACCGTGCTCATCGCGTGTCCTACCGTCTAGCGTCGCAATCCATTCCTTGGAAATCTCTAGTCCATATTCTTCCGACTCGTGCGCCGCGTCCATGCGCGCAACATTGACGACTCGGTTTCCTTCCGTTCTGGCAACCCGCATCGGGTTTTTGACCTGACCGCCCATCACATTATTTAACCGGCTCGCCATATTTTCGTAACTCTCGCCCTTCATCAGCGACTGCGCCAACCCCTGATTGATCGACGCTTTCAGGTCAGCATTACCGCGCACAAGCGCGAAATCGGCAAGCGGATTTGCTAATGCCTGCTCAATGACCTCCGGGCGAATCAGGTTAAATGATGATAGCAGTTCCGGAGATGCCTGTTGTCCAATATTGAAAATGCTCTGATAAAACGACTCGGAATACGCGCCTTTTGTCGAACCGCGAATAATGCTCGTTGTCTGCGAATTCAAAATTCCCAGCTCCGTATTGATACGTTTGACGAACTCATCATAC